TACATCTACTGTATCACCGTCAACGACTCTTAATATCTTACACTTATATTCGTACATTTAATTGAATAACTCAAGCTGTACTTGTTCAGATTCTGTTTTAAGAATCTTATCTTTAATCTTTAACTTTTCTTTCTTTAAATTAATAAGATCTGATTTGTGTTCAAAGTTTCTTTTATATTGTCGTTGACTTTCTAATGTTTCAACTTTTTCTGATAATGATTTGTGTCTGTTTTCAAGTTTTGATTGATCTGTCATGATTACTCCTTTGTGTTGGTGCGGATAGAGGGACTCGAACCCCCATGCTGTGAGGCATTAGATCCTAAGTCTAACGTGTCTACCAATTCCACCATATCCGCTTTTAGTACTCTCCCCTTTTCATTGCACCCCAATATAGAATATAATCTATCAGAATACAATTAGTCAATAACCCAAATGGTGAAAAAATAAATCCAAGCAAGTAAGGTAACAAAAATAAAAAAGCAAGTAGACTAAAAAGATAATTCCAAGGTCTTATTGGTTGCCAATCTAACCAAGATGGTGGTTCTTTTTGCTTTCTAAAGTCTTCTACTTCGTAATCCATTAATCACCTTTATTCAGTTTATCTTCAGCTTCTTGTTTCATTTGTGCCGCAACTTCATCAGTAATTTGTTCTTGTACAACAAATTGATTTCCAATGTTACCTTTAAACACATAAGTTCCTTGGTGATCAAGATTTATACTTGGATCCATCCAAATAGTTCCTCCAATTTCTTGCCATCTTCTACAGAAAGTATAATCTTCAGAAAGATATCTTCTTGTATCTGGACAAATTATTGTATCAAAAAGTGCATACATGTAAGGATCAAATTTTGGATCAGTGTTTAAATCATTTTTATAATGCAAGTCAGGCCATTTATCCATCATGCTTTGAATAACAGCTCTATCAAATAACATGAAGCCAGTACCAGCATCATAAACAGGTAACAATCCTTGCTGTAAAGGTATTCTACCTGTGTTATCAGTTCTAAGATTTAAAACATAAGATGCTTGATACTTTTGCATCTCATCTTCACTGGCGTTGTTTGTAACAACTTGATCTCTAATATTTTTCCAATTGATAGTTTTCTTTGGATATGCTCCAGTAACTACTTTAACTGTTTCAGGCTCTTTTACTGCTCTCCACCATAATTTTAAAACATCTTCTGCTTCAAAGTGAATATCAGCATCAATAAAAAGCATATGAGTAAACTTTGGATCACTCATAAACATTGATACTAGTGTATTTCTACCTCTTGTAATTAAACTTTCATTTGCAATAGTGGCCAAAGTAAAATTAAGATTATGTTTAGAAAATAATATTCCAATTTTAGTCATTGCTTTTAGATATGGTTCTCCAACTAATCCACCATATGCAGGTGTGGCAATAAACAAATGTTGATCTTTAAACAGTTGCAGATTTATTTCAACCTTTGATCCTAATGCTTTATCAAGATGTTGTCCTTCAGTCTCATGTTGTTTAGCTTCTTGTTCTTTCTTTTTAGCTTCTTGTTTTGCCGCTTTTTTTTCTTCATAAGCCTGTTTGGCTGGGCTTGGTTGTTTTTTATTAGACATTAGTCTCCTTCTCCTGGGTTTTCAGAAAATAATTCTTTTTTATCTTTATTATAGTTCTCTGGCTTGTATTTTTCTGCTTCTGGCATTTGATCAATTATCTTTGTTAGGTTGGGCCATTGTTCGCCAAACTTCTTGTTAATATCTAACCAATGCTGTTTGTCAGGTTCATCAAAGCTGTCAGGCTTGATTGCGTCAACAGGACATTCTGGTTCACAGACACCACAATCAATACATTCATCTGGATTAATTACCAACATGTTTTCACCTTCGTAAAAACAATCAACTGGACAAACTTCGACGCAGTCCGTGTGTTTGCACATTACACATGCCTGATTTACGTAATATGTCATACTTTACCTTATTAACTATTTTATATTATATTACTATATTTATTTGGTTTCGTCAACTTTAATTTCTGGATTATTTGTACTGAGTTTCAAACTGAATCATTTTACGTGTTGTTTGAAATTGTACGTTCCAAGGCATTGTCATATGAAACTTTTTATTATCCCATAAGTTTAGTCGTCCAGGTTCTCCAAATTTAGCAACCTTTTCTAATGACAACCCAAAAAATGCTTCTATATCTAAAGTTGTATTACTGATTAACTCACTTTTTAACTTTTCAAAATCTTCTTGCGAAAAATTTTTACCTGTGTAATTTCTAATGTGTTCATTGAATCTATTAATATCTTCATCTTTAAAAAAAGTTATCCTTGCTTTTTTTGATTTAAGAGCTTGTTTCAAAGTTTCTTCTGTATGATTTGGCATATAATAAACACTCCAAGGAAACCATTGATCAAAAACTGCGGTTCCATAATCATTGTCAGTTTTTAACGTAATCATTCCTTGAAAACAACAAAAGTGATCATTAGGATTTTTAATATGTTTGTCTTCTAACCAGTCTTCTGGATTTGTTGGAATTGGTCTTCCTTTGTTTCTGTTTTTAATATTATTTCCGTCACAGTGTGTTGGTAAGAAACTATCTAAATTATGCAAAGACATCTGTCTATATCTTAAATTATTATGACCTAGTTTTTTTAAGTTCTCCATTATTATATCTGGCGTGGTTATTAATGGCTCAAACTTGTCTTTCATTTTTTCACATAATACATTGTAAATTGTATCACCTGGTTCTAAGTCATGAGAATCCCAACCTTTAGCATCTTCTTCTTTTGTTAAGTATCCAATATAACTTGGTGGAAAATCTGGAACAAAGTCCATTTCAAAAAGTCTAGTACGTTTACCAACTAATTCTGACAGATAATTTTCTATTTCATCATAAACATTAAGTACTTCATTAACTATACTTTTGTCTAAAAAATTATCTATTTGTTGTGTAGGTACTATTTCTTCTTTGTATAATTTTAATTTACTGTTATCTTTAAGTTCTGGCATGGCTTGTCCTCATGTGCTTCATCATCATAATCTAAATCTAAGATGAAAGTTACTTTATTTTTTAATCTCTTACTAGGATTATATATGTTAAGAATTCTTTGATAATAACTATGGTTTTGTTTTCCTATTCTACTTGGATGATTATGTATTACATAGTTTTCAGAAAGTGTTGCAGTCCAATAAACTAATATTCCATATTCAATTAATCCTTTTGTATCTACTTCAAATTCATGTCTTATATATCCATCATCTGTAGTTGGTATATTAGGTACCTCAAAATCTATTATAGTTGTTAACTGTTCATCTATATTATAAAATTTATCTATTTTCCAATATAAATCCGTATTAGTGTTTTGTTCAAAATATCCTGTATCTAAAACAGGATTAGGTAATATTGAATCTTTAATTAATTGTAAATTTAAGTCTGTTGTATTTTCTACTTCATTGATACCATTGTGTTTTTTAACTAAAACTTCAGGATACACATGAAGACTCATTTTATTTGGTATAGCATCTCTTGGTTTATATTCTTTGCAAAGATTCAAAAATATCTTCATGCTATAATTTTCTATTAAATGGTCTCCTATTGACTCACTTAATATAACATCTATGTCTATTTTTGGTAACAATTTATGATCATCAATAATAGTAAAATTATCATACCCATTACTCTTTAATATTTCGCTACACAGCCGCCTTGCTTTTGTATTACGTTCAACACAATAGACATGTTTTGCCCCGGCTTGTAGAGCAAATAATGATAGTATACCACTGCCAGCACCAAAATCAATAACAGTATCTCCTTTTAGTACAGTTTCTTTAATAGCAAAATTCCATGATAAAGTTCTATATGTGTCACTTATCATTGAATGATGACTAATAGTGTTATGATATCTTCCTCTAAACATAATCTCTCTTCTAACTGTAGTATTTATTATATGGCGGAAGGGGTGGGATTCGAACCCACGATAGAATTGCTCCTATGCCGGTTTTCAAGACCGGTGCTTTCAACCACTCAGCCACCCTTCCAATTTTATTCATTAACCTTAAATGATTCGCCTTTGCCTACTATACTATCATCTCCAACAACAAATGCTTTTTGATCAAATAACTTTTGTATTGCTTTTGGTAATCTTGTTTTAGCAATATCAGTATTCATTTCTTTTAGTTCTTGTGCAAATTTTAGTCTTTTGTGTCTTCCAAAAATTTTATTACCATCTTGTTGCAGTTTGTTTAACAACCATTCTTCGGTTTTCATTTGTTTTTTAAGTTCGTCTTCTTTGACTTTTTGTTGCTTTAGTTGTTCTTTATCAGTGTGTACTTCTGTGATGTTAAATTTTTTATGTACTTTTTTTGCACTTTTTTCATGGCAGTACCAACTGATACCATTGTGAGCAAACGATGGTATTTTTTCATTACAGTTAAAACCGTAATCTATCTGATGTTTTTCAAGAAACTTTAATAACTCTTTGTCTTTGTCATCTGCTCCAACCAAAGCACATGGCCAATCTTCCATCCAGTTTTCTTTTATTAAAAAATATTTTACCCAAGCCATGGTAATGTTTTTATAAATCCAATGCCGTCAATGGCCAAATATGCAATATACATTATAGTGAATCCAAAACTTTTTCTTGATATGGCCGCTGACATTAGTAGTGCTGTTGCTATTAGAAAAAATATGTAAGCCCAGAACATAGGAGGATTAGGTGAAAACCACATCAATATTAATGATGCAATTAGGTTTGAGAGCATACCAACTACTTCTGCAACAAATCTTACTTTATTGCTTTGGTAGTCTTCACGTATCCAAGTTATAACTTCTTTCCTTCCACTCCTTGCCATAAAATTTTTAATGTTTGTTTTTGTTAGGTACTCTCTTTTGTTCTTGTTTTGCTACACTATAGCCAATTAAAAATGACACTGCTATAACTGTGCAAATTGCAAGTAAGTGCCAAATAACAAAACTAAACATTTGATTCTCCTTTGTTAAGCATCATTTCTATCATCTGATAAAAACCTGTTTGCCTGTTCATTGTTAACATTTCATCTAACTTCATTTTTTTAAAATCTTCAACTGTAATTTTTTTAAATTCTTCAGCAGTCATACTATTAAAAACATCAACTAAGATATATGCATAGCCGCCGGCTATCATAGCATTACTCCATGCTTTAAATTTATCATTTTCTTTGTCAACAAATAAATCATATTGACATCTACTTACTCTATTATCTTCAGTATGTTTTTCTGTACTTAAAGGATCATTTGATAATTGTTTTCCTAAACTAATAAGCCATTGGTAAACTTCTAAACTATCTATTTCCTTTAGTGCTTCTAGATGATCTTTATATTCAGCTATCTTTTCATTAAACGTCATGAGTCTATCCTATCTAATAATTCTTTTAGTTCGCCACTTTCATACATTTCTTTTACAATATCACAACCACCTATAAATTCTCCTTTTACATATAGCTGAGGTATAGTTGGCCAATCACTAAAAACTTTAATACCTTCTCTAAGATTTTGATCTGCTAATACATCTACTCCGGTAAAATCTACTTTTGAAACTTTAAGTATATTTGATACTGCCATTGAAAATCCACACTGTGGTGCATCTGGTGTACCTTTCATAAAAAGTACAATATTACTATTATCTATCGTACTTTGTATTTGTTCATTTATTTGTTTATTTTCCATAACATCTCCGGGTTTTTCATTGTTTTAATTTCCATTGCATTACCATATGGGTCTGCAATGAACATTGTTTCTTGTTCTAATTCTGTACCCTCAAATCTCATATATGGTGGGTCAATATATTTGACTTTATGTTCTGCTAATCTTTCTTTTAATTTTGCAAAAACATCTGTATCTAAATGCACACCAAAATGTGGCACCGTTACATTTCCCATATCTACATTGTGTCTCTTTGCTTCTGGTTTTTCGTGTTCTTCAGATGAATGAAGTGTCAACTCATTGCCCCAAAAGTTTATATCTACCCAAGCATCTGGGTATTTAAATTCTGAATTCCCTTTTTCGCAACCTAGTACGTTGCAATAAAATTCTATCGCAGTTGATATATCACCAACTGGTATTGCTAAATGAAATCTACTACTCATCCAAACATCCTCCAAAGTGCAATAGTGTTCATTGTGGTAAACCAAAAAGTTAATACCATCACCCAAGCTGACTTCCTATAATACGCACCAACAAAGCCAGTTGAACTACCAACCCAATAAAACGGAATAAAGATATCTGGTCTTGGATCAAGGACAGTATATGTAAGTATAGCACTACCTATAATAACAGTGATAGCACTAACCATTTCAAACCAAAATGCTATGGGATGACTACTGTAGCTCTGTTTCCAAAAGTTTATAATTTTATTCATTTTATCGACCTTAATATGTCTATTTATTATACGCAACTTTTCTGTTGCCAGGTAAGTTGCCAACCCCGTTAGCCTAAATTAGGCCGCAAGTGCTAGATTTTCATCTGCATTTATAGTTTTGTTCGCGTTAACCGAGCTTACATCCGGACAACTCCATAACTCTACTAATCTGCTAGTCGATCCTAGTTCACCCCCATCATAAACACTCTGCGTCTGTCCTTACTTCTGGGTACCATCAGGTTCTGGTAACTACAGAGTGTTTATGGTGGAGGTGCTGGGTACTGCCCCCAGGTCCTATACAGTGTTTGAATTACTTCAACATTGTAAGAATATTTATAGCACAGATACTTGTATCTGTCAATCTTGAAAATCTTGATAGAGTGTGTATTTTGCTGTAAGTTCTTCACCAGCTTTAACTGGTCGTATTGTTTGTAAATATTTTACTGGCATTTGGTGCCAAAAACCTTTTACATTTTTACAGTTAGGATCTTCTGAATGATTATAAAAAGCACCTAAGGCAGTTCTGATACTGCCGTGTGGAAAGTTCTTATTTAAAACGTGTACAATACCTAAAATAGTCCATGCTTCAAAATCTTTTGTAGCGAACAAGCCAAGGCCTTGTACGTTGGACTCTTTGATAGTTAGTCCATCTGGTAATGGTTTATACATGATAGTAATAGTTATAACATACTAGTATAGTAATGTCAAGTGTTAAAGAGTTGTCTTTAGATTGTTAACTGTTTGTGCTGTAGCAATAGCTGAATTAATTAAATATCTTGCACATGGATCTTGCATTAAACCTTCAAGTAAACCAGCCAAGGCCGCTTGTTTTAATAATTCTAAAAATGCACCAAGATTTTTTAAATCATTTTTAATAATATCAATTAATAGTTTTACTAATCCAATGATAGCTAATGCCATAGCAAGTATTCCAAGCACTTGTCTTAATTTACCTAAAATTTCACCTAAGACTTGTCCTGCTTTAAATAGAGCTCCTAGCATGTCTTCCATAAATTTACATGGTCCACTTGACGTAGCAGGTATATTTCCTAATGTAGTAGCTAATTGGTTTACACTACTTAATGCACTAAGGTATGTTCCTATTGTTGGAACAGCAACACCTCCAGGTGATCCAGCAGTAGTAGGAATTCCAACACCTTGGTTTGGATATGTTGAAGTTTTTCCCATTACTTCCCATTGTGCATGGGGATCAGGATATTCAGTAATACACATACCACTTTGTCTATTTTGTAACCATGTAATATCTTTTAATGCACCTATAACAAATAAGATATCTAATATTTCCATATCAGTTAATTTACGATCTGGTTGTCCAGGTCCAATTAAATTTCCAGGAACAGTTGCTCTTTGATTAAAGTCATTATGTCCCCAACCATCTGGTAATGCTTGTTGTTGTTGAGCAACAATTTGTGCTATTTCTTTAATTGACTCATCATGTGGATTTTTAAATCCAGCATAAGCCTTACAGGTTCTACCCCATGGATCTACATGATCAACTATGTTTAAAGCACCACTGGCAATTAAATTTTTTTGAGTTTCAGATATTGATATTGTATTAGCTGTTATATTTGTAGGAAAATTTAAAGCATCTAAATTTAATCCTGGTATTTGTTTTCCTGTAGTCATATTTTATTTTCCTGCGAATACGTTTGGACTGCCTGTTTTTACAGAACTACCACAAGCAACTGGATCAGTAATTCTACCAACTCCTAATCTATTAGCAAATACAGTTCCCGACCCTGCGGCTAAAGTACTGCCATGAAGACAATGAACATCCCATCCGTCACCTTGTCTATGTACTGGAATACCGTTTGCAAAAACAGTAGGACTTCCACTGTTACTTGGTCTTGACGGACATGGTCCATGCCCTGTGCAAACGTCTCCTAATCTTGTTACTGGTTGTGCCATTTTTTATACCTTAATAATAGTATTTATTAAGTTATAATCTGGGACTTTGGTGGTTGTACAATATTTGATGTACTTTTTATATAAGATTCTTCAGCTTGTTTGTTTGCTTTAGCTACAGTAATGATATTTGCTTTTTCAACAATAAATTCACTTTCTGGATCTGCCATAATCATGTAAAAAGTCATTCCTATACCTTGCGGAGTCTGTGCTAGTGCAAGTGGTTTTGACACTGTAAATTTTTCTGGTGTATCACTTATCACTTTAGCAATTACTTCATCGCTTCCAACTGTACGAAATACGATAATGTCATCTTTTTTGTATTTTTCTTCTAACATTTATTTCCTTTTTCCAGGACGATTTGTTCTAAAATCAACTCGTCCTTTTCTTTTGTTTTTGTGTTTTTTCTTCTTTTTTTCTCTTTTACCACTTACTAATAATTCTTTAATTTTAGCAAATGACTCTTCGTCCATTCCAGAAAAAAGACCTCTTTTCATAAATTAAAGTTTAAATCCTTTGAACGTGTCTTTTTCTACATCTTGTTTTACTCCACCAACAATATAACTTTCTACTTCAGTTTCTTGAGGTGCAACCTGTAGTCCTGCTGAACTCAACCAATGTTGCGTCCATGGTAATGGATTTTGTGTTACTGGCTGATCAAAAATTGGATCTAAGCCAATTGCTTTTAATCTTTTATTTGCAACAAACTCTACATATCTTCCTAGTAGAAGTTCATTTAAACCAATAATTGTTCCATCTCTCATTAAATGTTTTGCCCATGCTTTTTCTTCTTCAACACATGCTTTAAACATTTCATACACACTATCTTTTTCTTCTTTTACAATTTTAAGCATCTGTGCATCATCACCTTGTTGCCAATTTTTAATGATATGAGTTGACAAAGCTAGATGCTGTGACTCGTCTCTTGCAATCAAAGAAATAATTTTTGCTGAACCTTCCATAAGTTTAAGCTCACCAAATGCAAATGTACATGCAAATGATACATAAAATCTTAAACCTTCTAGTATGTTTACATTTACCATTGCAAGATATAATTGACGTTTTACTTCTTTAATGTCACCAATACCTTTTATAAAGTAGTCTTCGGCTAGTTGTGAAAACTTATCATAATTTTTTGTTACTGATACAGCTCTTTTGATAATTTCTTCATCATCAAGAATAGTATCAAAAACTTCTGCTGGATCAGGATATACATTTTTAATAATGTGTGTGTAAGATCTTGAATGAATTGTTTCAAAGAAATCCCATGTAATAATACAGCCTTCAAGTTCTGGATTTGAACAATACGGTAAAAAAGCTAAACTAGGTCCTCTACCTTGTACACTATCTAATAATGTTTGATATTTTAAATTAGAAGTAAAAATATGTTTTTGTTCATCTCTAAATTCGTTATAATCGCCACGATCTTTTTGTAAAGATACTTCTTCAGGTCTCCAAAAATAACCTAACATAGTTTGATTAAGTTTATCTAGTTGTGGATACTTAAATACGTCATATCTTTGTACATTTTGATCTTCACCAAAAAACATTGGTTCTTTAGTAAAGTCAACTTCATTTCTGTTAAAAACAGTCTTTCCCATTGTTACCCTCTTTTCTTATATTGTACATGCCTCACAATCGGCATCGTCTTCTTTTAAGTCAGTTAATATTGTACCTTCTTTTTCAAAAGTTGGAAATTCTTCTGCCGCATTTTGAATAGGTGGTGCTTCGATTTCAGCTGGATCAGTTTTAAAATCATATGTGTTTTGATAATATGATGTTTTCCATCCTAGCTTGTATGTAGTAAGAAGATCTTTAAACATCACACTTGTTGGAATTTCATTATCTTCAAATTGAGTTGGATTATAACTCCAGTTTCCTGAAATTGCTTGATCAAAAAACTTTTGCATTACTGCTACTACATTAATATAACCTTCGTTACCAGGCATGTCCCATAATAGAGTATAGAAGTTTTTTAACTGACTAAACTGCGGAACAATCTGTTTCAAAGGACCTTTTTTACTTTTCTTAATACTTAGATATGCTCTTGGTGGTTCAATGCCATTTGTTGAATTACTAACGACGGAAGAACTTTCTGAGGGCATCTGTGCTGATAATGTTGAATGTCTCATACCAGTTTCAGATATTTGCTTTCTCAACTTTTCCCAATCTAAATTAAGTTTTGTGTTACATACTTCATCAAGATCTTTTTTATAATGATCAATTGGTAATTGACCTTTTGAATATTTTGTTCTATCATAATATTCACATTGACCTTTTTCTTTTGCTAATTCGCTTGATGCTTTAATTAAATAATACTGAAATGCTTCAGTTAGTTCATGAACTACTTTTAAAGCACCTTTATCGCTATAATGTACTTGATTTTTAGCTAGATAATGTGCAAGTCCAATATAACCAATACCCAAGCTTCTACGTGCTTTTGTGCTTATCTCTGCCGCTTTAACAGGATATCTTTGATAGTCAATTATTTCATCTAATGCTCTAACACTTAAATCACATAGTTCTTCTAATTCATCTAAATCTTTTATTTGACCAACATTAATTGCAGATAAAATACAAAGAGCAATTTCACCATCTCCGTCAATATGTTCAAGTGGTGTTGTAGGCAATGTAATTTCCTGACACAGATTTGACATACTTACTTTATCAAGAAATGAACTGTGTGAATTTGCATGATCAATATTCATAATATAAATTCTACCAGTTTCAGCTCTTTCTTTTAACAATTCTCCAAATAGTTCTTGTGCAGATATTGATGTTTTTGGTATGCTTCTTTTACGTTCATATGATTCATACATTTCATCAAATTCTTCAGTGCCAAATGCTTCATATAATCCTGGAACATCATGTGGTGAAAAAAGAGTGATGTTTTCGTCTTTTAAAAATCTTTCATAAAATAATTTTGATAGCTGTATTGAATAATCTAACTTACGTACTCTGTTATCTTCTGTGCCTTTGTTATTTTTCAATACAAGGATATCTTTAATTTCTTGATGCCAAATAGGGAAATGAACTGTTGCACTACCACCACGTACTCCATTTTGTGTGCAACACCTTACAGTTGCTTCAAACTTTTTAAGAAATGGGATAACACCAGTGTGTGCTACTTCGCCACCTCTTATTTTTGCATTAATACCTCTAATTCTACTTGCATTAATACCAATGCCGGCTCTTTGTGCAATGTATCTACCAATTGCCATATCACTACTAAAAATACTAGGAAGTGTGTCATTCACATCAACAAGAACACATGAAGCAAATTGTCTCATTGGTGTTCTTACTCCTGCCATTACTGGTGTAGGAATATTAATTTTAAAACTAGATACTGCATTATAATATTTTTTAACATATTTTAATCTAGTATCTTTTGGATAATCAGCAAATAGTGTAGCTGAAATCATCATGTACATAAATTGTGGTGTTTCATAAATTTTACCACTGCTTCTATCTTGCACTAGATACTTGTCAACAATTTGTCTTAATCCTGCATAGGTAAAATTAAGATCTCTATTGTGTTTTATATACGAATCTAATTTATTCCATTCATCATCAGTATACTTGTCTAAAATAGACTTGTCATATACACCACGTTCCACGTTTGAAGCTACTACAAATCTTAAAGGTGTGTGTGCATCAGGCGAAGTAAATTTTCCAAATACATGCTTTTGTAAACTAAAAAGTAAAAGTCTTGCCGCAACATATTGATAATTAGGTGATTCAAGACTAATTAAATCATTTGCTGATTTAATTAATATTTCTTGAATTTCATTTGTAGTCATTCCATCAGTAAACTGTAATCCGGAATTCATTTCTACTTCAGAAGAACTAACACCGTTAAGGTCTTCACAGGCCGCTTCAGTCATTTTGTGAACTTTACTAATGTCTAAAACTTCTTTATGACCATCTCTTTTAATGATATATAATTCTTTTTTGTTTTTCATTTTTCCTCCAGAAATACCAATAATGTCGTATATTTACCTTCTTTTCTTTTATTTTATGATATCAAGAATGGTTTTGTCAATCTTAATTTATAGAAATATTTAAGATTTCTGTTAAGACACCT